ATGTCATCTTTCTTGTGATAGATGCACTGTTGGCAGTTTTCAATAATGTTAAGTTCGCTCAGTTGTCTCATGGTGTTACCGTTACTCTACTAATTTCGCCTTTCTGCTTATCATAAGTGATTGCCAACGCACCCCTTTGGGAATGTTCAAATCCCCTAGCGCCATAGGCATCTCTAGCGTTTAACGTAGGATGTCTCTCTATCACCGCACCGGATACCTCTACTACTTCTTTGGTATGGTAGTGTCCTGTACTAATGTATATGTATTCAGTGTTCGCCATCTGACTGCGGAACCTTGGCTCTGAGAAGAACTTGCCAGCCAGTCCCCTAATCTTAGTTAGGTGTCCATGATGCCATCCCAAGAAGACGTTACCCCAAGCAAATGAGTAGTATGGGAACACACTATCATCCACAGTGACTCTCTTGTTCTTTTTAAATGCCATCTTCATTATGGCCTGCAACCAAACAGACCCAGTTAAATCATGGTTACCCTCGCACATTACTACATGAACGTGCTTATGCTTGTGTAATAGCATTTCTACCGCCCGTACGCAGGTTTCTACGGCGACCTGGACTAGCTTAGGGTATCTACCATCTGAATCAAGAACGTGCTTGTTTAGTGGGGTTACGGAGGTCAAACCGTCCCAGTGGAGGAAGTCTCCCATTTGAACGAATACTGCCTGTTCAGAGCCTGGGGTTCCGTTAATCATATCCCCGAATGCTTTGTATAAAGTATCCTCTGCAATCTTAATATCCCAGTCAGCACCAGTCTCCTCATTCCAGGAGTATGCACCTATGTGATAGTCAGTGATTGTGTACACTGAGCATAAGTCTTTATCAACTTTCTTAGGAGCCTTGATTATAGGCCAGGGTTTTATATTCTGAGTGAGGCTTTCACATAACTCCCTCATTATTTCTTCTTGTCTTTCTTTATCTACCTCAGTCTTGACCCACTGGATTTTAGTATTCCCATCAGAATCAAGGAGCGTTGATTTCCCCTTTACCTTATACCCGTCCGGTACATGATTATCTGACTTCTGCCAGCCTTTCTTGGCTGCGTTTATTTCGACAGTTCTCTTAGATGACCTGATGTTGAATTCACTACATCCAAGCTCCTTAGCAGCAGCAGCAGAAGTTCCAAACTCTATCCAAGCAGTAAGGTATTGTTTCTGCTTCTCTGTCTCGCAATACTCTAATAGTTGCGGGTCAGGAGCAGCCCTGACAGATACGTTATCCCATTTATCGCCCATAGTTATTCCTTAACTGGTTTCAATGTGTCAAAGTAAAGGTCATTCATTAAGCAGTCCCTTGCTCTCAATGACCTCATTCTTAAATCATGTGCAGTATCAACCTTCCTACCTATTAATGTTTCTTCGTAAAACGCAAACCTTCTTGACAGAAGTTCAATGCTAAATTCCTTAGACATCAAGGGAAATCCACTATTAGTAATATCCCTTATGTCTTCCTTTTGATTACACGCCAAAAGGTATGGCTTATTCTTTTCTATGTATGATATTTCTTTATCAGTAAACGCCCTTTTGCTCTCGTTAAGAAGTTTCATCTCATTCTGTGTTAGTTCTTCAGCTAACGATTCTTTTACTTTTTCTTTATTAACTATCTTGAGCTTTGGTGTTTTCAAGGTACTCTCCCTTTGCCTCTAAGATTAATCCATCTTTGGCGCAGAAGTTTTGCATCCAGTCCAAGAAGAATGTCATCTCCCCTACTGTCCAGTTAGCAGAACTTGTAACCTCTGCCTTCTCGCCTCCCTCTGGGTTCTTAATAAACCTTAGAAGAAACTTTTCCTTAGTGTCGCTGTAACACTTAGTTTTAAGCCACCGATTCATGCCTTCGTACATGGCCTCATCAACGTCTTCTGTCTTCCAGTTATGCTTTGCAGCCTCTCTTGTCCAAATCGCTTTAAGGGCTTTCTGAGACAGGGAGGAGAGGGTGAAGTCCTCCACCTTCATCCCCCCATCAGAGTAGGCTATGTTAGCAAAACCAGTCTTCTTGATTAGCTTGTCAATGTCCTTAAAGATTTTCTTCAAATCTGAAACATCATTAGCTACCGCAGATACTGGCATACATCCTCCGGTTTAAAGCCCATCGCATCACAAACAGTAAAGAACGTGGAACACTTCATATCTTTCCTATTCAACATAGCATTGTAGTTAGAGGAGGCCATCCCAATGTCTTTAGCAATTTTGTATTGTGAGACTCCAGAAGATTCATGGAGCCTCCTTAACACATTCCCAAAATGGTCTACCACGGAACATCCTCAAAGCTTGCAGTGGGTTCAGGGGCTTTAGCCTTCGCCTGTTTCTTCTCAAAAGAGAAACTAAGCACTGGCCTTTTAGGATTGCCTGAAGTGTCGTTCTTCCAGGCACTTACTAGATAGTCAGTCCCCTCTATGTTGCACTCGCCTTTCAGTGTTGGTGCTTTAGGGTTATCAGTTTCGTTCTTCCAAACCGCACCTCTGTTAGTGTTATCGTATTCCATTATTCCTCCGAATATTCATTGACTAGTTTTTCAATTTCATCCACTACCTTTCTCAGAGTTTCATCAAGACAAGATATAAAATGCTCATCTCTATCCACTCTGACTATCAGGGGTTTCATGTCTGGATGGTATGCCATGAAGTCCCACCACTTCCTACCAGTGATATACATGCAGCCTTGTACCTGCTGAAAGTATTTACTGGGCAACCTGCCACCCCTTAGATAAGATACCATAGTACCTCCCAAGGGTGACTTGATTTCTAAACCTCCATCGTCACCAATCAAACCATCTGGGCTTGCACCAGCTTGATAATCATTGTGAAGACAAAAGCCTACTTCCTGAACTTGGTTCCCAGTCTCTAGTATGTATCTATCTCTAGCGTAGGGTTCCAGCTCAGTGCCACGTTGCATGGCGTCAGTTACCTTTACATAAGTGGATTCACCTGTAATGGCTTCTGCTACTAGCGCATCAACATAAGCCTTAGCTTGGGTTGACGCTGTTCCTTTTGTTGTAAGTATCTTGGAGAAGTTAGAGGCAGACGGTACTCCCAGTCTAGCCTTCAACCACTCCTCACTACCTTGTTCGCAGTCTATTAGTCTCATCGACCCATTGCCTTCTCGCCATCGTCATCATCATAGGCTCTCAATCCACATATTGACTGAAGACCATACCTTCTGGCGTAGGTAATCGCAGCAGCACCTTCCTGGGGCTTAGGGCTGGCTATGGGTAAAGTGTAGGACTCTTGTATCCACTCACCTGAATCGTGCATTAGGATGGTTGTAACACCCACTCCCCTCTCCGTAGACACTGGGTGCTGTGAAAAGGACAGGTAGTTCTTACTCAAGATTGGCGTAACACAATCAATTATTGACTCAATGTTCGCGTACTTTGACTTAAAGAATGGGTTAGCTTGGTCTTTCTTAACAGCTTCCATCTCACTCTGAGCCTTTCTAAACGCTGGTGCAAAGTGTTTTAGTGATTCGCTAGTCTTCATTAGTGTATCTCCACATGAGCTTCTTCAGCCTCAGCAATTTCATCCCATGTCGCCCCAACTGCGTCCAGGAAATTCTCTTTACACACGCCCATAAATTGAGCTTGTGAAGCTGCCATGGTCAACATCCGCTCGCATACATCAAGGGTGTTTGTTTCTTGCGGCAGCTTTTCCATAGCACTCAGTAGAATGCCTTCAATATCTATCAGTGGTTTACTCATATCTCCTCCTATCTCCTCCTAAATGGGTCTGGTAACACTCTCTCTGGCCCCTCGTGAATCTTGGGAACCTTGAATCTATTTCTGACGGGGTTGTCCACCATTGGCCTACCCCTTGGGGTCTTTAACTTCACCCCGTTGTTAAAGAGCACAGTTCTAATACTGTTAGGACTTAAACCTAATTCAGCGGCTATGTCAGTGCCTTTCATGCCTTTCTTTGCCATAGATATAATCTTTGGGTGTAGGTCTTTATGCCCTCTTTTAGCCATGACTCATCTCCGACATCCTCTGTTCTTCTGCGTATTCCTTTGCGTAGTCATCCTGCCACTTCTCCAGCAAGCCCTCGCTGCCAAGGTCATCAATCACATAGGCTAAGTATGACTTCATACCCTTCTTAATCATGCCAAAGTATTTAATGCCAGCCATCCAATCACCATGCATAGCCCTCGTGAGTAGTATCTGAGCCTCAGTCACATCGTTAATGTGATGACTAAGAACCTCATCCAGGAAGTTCTCATCTTCTTCTGAGAGTATGCGAAGCTCTTCCTCCACATCCTTATGTTTAATATTTGCGTAGCCGCATGAATCAATAATGTAATCACTGATGTTTGTTTGAATGTAATCTTCTAATTTACTCATGGTGCTTCCTCCCCTATCTCTTTACCTGTATCTGCTTTATAGATATATGCCAGCATTTTCATCAACCAATTTAGTTGCCTCTCTGCGCCTGACTCATCCAACATCTGCAGACTAACAAGCTCGTCAACGAGCAACTCTTTAGCTTCTTTTATCTCTTGATACATAAATTTGGTAGCCACCATTGAGCTACCCCACGCTTGCGTTTCCACCTTCATAATTACTCCCCCGTCGTTCTGTGGAATGTGAATTATTATCGGTAATACTATTCTTGTCAACAACTAAAACTCAATTTGTTGAATTATTTTCTCTTCGGTGTTTTCTTCTTTATTATCAAAGACTTGGTCTATCTTATAGTCCATTGCCTTACCCTCCCTAGACACAAATTGCAGACTTTGATGATGATAAAGTCCGACTTTATTCTCCCACCTACCATGTCTTTGCTTGGCTATGGTGAGTAGCTGGTCGAATGTTTTGTCAAAATACTCCTGCTCCTTCTCGTCTAATTGTCCAAGTTCTTTTAGTGATTCCCGTTTCTTATTGGCCCAGCAGATTACTAGGTTGTCCACCAAATCCACCAGGGCGCTTGAACCTTTAACATCAAACTTTGTAGGAATGTATTCCTCTCCCGCGCTCTGGGGCTTTCTAACGTGGGAGACTAGGTGAATGTGAGTGTTTAGATGTTTAGCCGACCAAGCTAGTCGGTTGATAATGTCTGCCTCACCCTCGCGGTTCTCCACACCTATGCCACACTTGGCCAGGGAATCAATCATGATATGGTCACAATCTAAGACTTGGCCGCAGTAATTAACAAAGCCCAGTATTTTCTCAGTCTTAACAGAATCTAACTGGTCATAGATAACAAGATATTCATCAGCTAAGTCCATGAAAGTATTAATAAATTCCTGACTTGGCTGGCCCGCTGTAAGTCCTGCTGCTTGCTGGCACATCCTCCAAAGAGTTTCCTCTGGCTTCATCTCCAAACTAGCAATCGCAATCTTCTTACCTTGACACATTAAAGACAGGGCGACTTGACCTAAAACCATTGATTTCTTGTGGCCATTCATGCCAGCCCACAATGTCACCTCGCCAGCCCTTAGCTTGAAGTGCTGACTGACCTTAGACCATGGTAATAGGTCACCTGACAGCTCAAGATTCTTTGCCCTTTCGTGTATCTGCTCCCGCCAATGCCCTGCATGGTGTATCTCCTGGGCCTCGGCTTCCCCGATAATTGAGATGTAGTCTCTAAAATCCACGTTATGGGGGATATTCATATTATTATCTCCCTTGGCTTGAATTCTTTATCTTCTTTTCTGTTTCGCTTCCAAGTCCTAACGCAGGCCTTCCAGTCTTTCATTGGCCCAGTACTTAGCTTCCAGCCTCTCGCTTCGTAATAGTCACAGAAATGATTACCATCAAGGGAGAAGCCTATTTGCTGTGCATATTCTTCAACCTCATTAGGTTTTGGCCTAATAAACTTAGTTATTTGTTTATGGTTATTAGTTCTTAGTTTATGGTTAGCTTTCAATCCGGTTTCTGCTGGGTTAGCTAAATTAACCGGCTGGGTTTTAGAGTCCCTATTTTTGGGCCTTCCTCCCTTCTTTCCATTGGCTCTCGCCGTGTCTGCTTTCTTGTGATACTCAGCAATCTCTATATCGGCCCTATGATTATGGTAACCATCTGCGTCAAGAGTAAAAAAGTCTTCCAGGATTTCTTTAACGGTATCCTCATGGCCTCTTAATCTCATGCGCTTAACAACTGGTGTTAGGTCTTTGGGAAGGGGCTTTTCGGTATCGTAGTAATAATTCAACAGGCGAAAGTAAACGCACTCTTCCTCAATTGTGAGGTGAGAGGTGTGTAAAGCCCACGTAGGTATATTTAGGGAATAGTAATGCATAATCTCTCCTAGTAAGTCTCTCCAATTAGAATGCGCCAGCAGGGAGAGATGGCTGTTTTCACTACGGGAGCTACCCGTAGCTAGGCGCAAGCACATAGTATCAAGTGTTGTGTTTGATAACTAGTAACCAAACACTATTGTTTTATAGCCAGAAAATTGCAATTGCAATTTTTAAGCACTTTAACTTAATAAAATCAAGGACATAAATTTATTTTTTATGTCCGAACTTCATTACAAAGTAGCTATAGCTATAACTCTAGCTATAACTATAACTATCCTATAGCCCTAAGCTTTGCCTGGATTAGGGCTTGCTTATCTGATTCATTCAGCCGCTCACCCTTGTCGCGTCTAGCTTGTGCGATTGCAACTATCATGTCGTCAATGGCTCGCTGGTCCTGATTGGACCTGTACAATGGCCTGTAGCGATTATCTGAATCGTCTGGGTAGAGCGCAGACCAGTCTAGCCCTATGCTTTCCAGCACATCTAATGCCCCACATCCCCCATGACAGTGTATTAAAACGCGGTTCCCGTTCTCTATCTCAGTTACTGATAGACTTGGTGTGCCGTCATCATGGGCAGGACAGCGAGCAATCCACTTGCTACTGCCAGTTTTCCGAACCATCTCTAGCCGTTCAAGAATTGTCTCTGCTTTACTCATTCAATATCCCCCAATATGTACCCCTTGGCAGGGTTTCAAGCACTAATGTTTTAGTATTACCCTTCGGCGTAGTGATTATATGCCTCTCAGAGCCTCCCAAGCGTACACAGGAGCGATTTTCTCCATGTACCCCTACCCTATGTAGGTCGAATGCTGTTTCTCCTGAAAATGCCTCTCCGCAGGTCGGACACCTACAGATTCTCCCGCCGACTTTTAACCTGTAATTAGTTGTTGGCATGTTTACCCCCATTGTTCGGCCATAGCATTTGCCAGACCCTGATACGTTACGCTTCGTTTCTTCCATCTGTCTACGCTAGGCGGCATCAAATGAACCTCAGCCACAGCATCATCTGCTGTCATATTACTTGTGGGGTTCAGGGGTTCTAGCCCCCTAGTCCAGAAACAGGTTCTTTTCTTTGCCGCATCCCCAAACTGCCACGGTTGGCAGGTAAAGTCAGGTCCGCGCCCGATAACGTCCCGCGCATACTTGTGCATTACAGGGTTTTCAACAGCAACGCGCTCAGAATTGGCATCCAGGCATTCCAGGAAAAATTGTGCGGCATCCCGCATATCCCCCCATAAATCCCGTTCATGCAGCCACCTAACCCCAGAGTTGCATAATCTGGTGCATGGTGGGTGCGCTATGACCAAATCCCATGACTCCCCGAGCGCCTCCCGCACATCCCCTTGAATATGCGGCCCCTCTCTTTCAGTTGGGAGAAGGTCACAACTCACAGCGTCATGACCCTTCCTAATGAATGCATCCCTCACTATGCCTGAAAACTCACAAGCAATTAAAACTTTCACGCCGTCACCCTTATGCTGGTATCGGTTAGCAGAATATCTAACTTCATTGAGCCGTGTACGATTCGGTCTATTTGTTCATCCGATAAGGGTATGAATTCTGCGAAATCATCGCCTCCAAGCCAATCACCTTCTCCGAATCCTTCAGCGTAGCAGGGTCGGCGTTTAACCCCGTTGGCTGGCATTATATAAACGCCTTCATCCTTAACCAACCAGACCCCCTTGCGCCCTGCTGAGCCTTGCCCATAGGGTAGTTTGTGCCTACCCTTCAGTGCCGTTCTGGTTACTGCTCGCAGTTTATGGTCATTCTTAAATGTAAATTTCATGTTTACCCCCTACAGATTGAATAGAACTAACAAAGTGAATCCAACCATAATTAGCCCAGATAAAATGGCATAGACTGTCTCGGATAATTGCTCTATTTGTTTATTTTTCATGATTAATAACCCTTTTCAAATTTACCAGTGTGTCTAGCTCTCTACTTATGGCAGAAATAGATATGTCTGATAGTTCGGGGTCTTCTAAGTCGTTATGAACGTTCTCATAAGCTACTAAAATCAGTGTACGCAATGTCTTGTATTCGGACTCAGTAACGCTAAATGATATATCCATGATATAATTTCCTTATCCTTTGTGGGATTGGCCCCCGTAATTGGGGGCGCTCTTTTTACAATTAAGCTGTTAAGCCGTGAAAGAAAGACTCTGGCCGTTCTTCTACATCGGCAGAGACACCAGATAACCACTTGTTGATGTGCTTAGTGGTTGTCTTGCTGTACCAGTTAGAAGTCCTGACATATCTACCAGACGGTAGCTGTGCCGCCACTGGTGTTTGGTATGAGAACAGAATCACGGTTCCCTCTGTTGTTGTGAGTTCGGTTTGATTTGATGCGATTGGTCTAATGTTCATTTGCTTACCCTCTTTTCGTGTTGAATGCGTCCAAAGTTTATAATCTCAGCAGCTAAGCTTTCTGGCATTTCATAGTATGCCGCTAGCGCCGCATAGGTTATAAAGTTGTTGAAGTAGTCTAGGTAAATATCGGCTGCGCTTTCCTGTAGCTGAGCCATTGTCTGAACTGTATTCATTATTTAATCCCTCTCTCTGTCTAGCCACTTGCAAAGTAACTCAACGGCTTTTGATTTGGTGCAAGCCCTGAAAACCTCATTGACTTGATTGTTATAGAAACAGGTCAATTCGCCTTTGACGGGGCTATAGACAGCGGAGTCTTCTGGAAACCCGTTATGCAGCATTTCTATATTTTCTTGGTCTAAGTGGTTATACATTATTCAGCCCCCACGATTGTGATTACCGATTCGGCAATGACCCAGTTGATGCCATTGCTTAGTTCATACTTGTTCATTTTCTTATTGACTAGGTCAATGGTCGCACCACGCCCAGTTGCTGACACTTTACGCTTGCCCTCTGGATTGAGGCGCAGCACTATATCCTGTTCGCCGTATTCAATGTCATATCTGGCATTAGGAACGAATCCTGCTTTAAGCATTGAGGGATGGTTCTGGAGCCACGCCCGATTGCATCCCCTATGAATGGTTACTTGTGTTGATACTAGGTCTATTACTTGGTTATTGCTTGTCATGGTCTTATCCCTTGTTGGTTTCCACAGACCGCCGTAGCGGTTTCGCCTAGTACCAGTAGGCTCATCAGTGTGGATTAGTCAGAAAATAACTCAGACTCGTAACGGTCTGCTAAGTATTTGGCCCGCTTTATTGCGTCTTCCTCTGTGTCATATTGACCAACTACCTCAGGATGCCCTGTTAGTTCATCAATAATCCCTGCATCCCACACGAACCATTGGACGCTATCAAATCGGGTATGGATTGCCGCTACTTTAATCTGATGCAGCATAAAGAATTGAGGTTTACTGGCAATCATGCCTGCCTTGTTGGTGTCATTCTTAATCATTATTTAACCCTCTGTACTAGTTAGTGATAGCCCATCCATGGGCGGTTATCCTTTAGCGTCGATTTAATTTCTGCAAATATTCTGCAGGCGGTCGAGCAGCTTTTCAGCCTGCTCCTCAATCAGGGAAATCTCTCGCTCAGTCGCTTCGGGGTATTCATCCTGCCAGTCGGTATATAAAATATTCTCGACATACCAGTACATCTTCTCTTTAGCTGCCTGCTTGGGGGTGAGCTTTGTACCGTTATACTCTTTAATCATATCTGCATACCTTTGTAGTTAATGGTTCTGCCTAAGCAGTGATAGAGATACTATTCTACACAATAGCTATTGTAAAGAATTATTTTCACTTTTTTTTGATTGGTCGATTGCCTATAGATGAAGGTAGATTGAATGGGTATTAGGTGCTGTATTGGTAGCCAGATAAACCCTCACACTGTCAACCTGTTAATTCATCCAGTACTGTATATCCATCCAGCTGTGGATAAGTCTTCCAGGCTGTGGATAAGTTATCCCCAATCTGTCCAC